AAGATAGAAACTTTATTACAAAAGTAGTTGGTGTAGATAAGAAGTATCAGAGTAAATTACCAATAGGTTCTACCTTACCAATACCAGCTAGAGTATTCAGACATGGTGGTTGGGTAAAAATAAAAGTACCATCTGCGTTTAATGAAGTAGGAGTTGGTGATTGGCATTTTAAAGCAATTATGAAAATGTGGGATAAAGCCGGTGCATATGGTAGAAAGAAAATTGGAGTAGCCGTATCTGCAAATCCAAATGCCAATAGGAGACAAGTTGAAAGAGATTTAAGAGATACAGATTATGAAGAAATAACTGATATGTCTGTTAAATTGGGATTATTAAAAGAAGAAGTTCCAGCTACCCCTGAAAAAAAAACTAAAGGCAGAATTATAGGCGAATTTATAAAATTTGCAAAAGATAGATTACGTTTAATTGGTTTACCATTTAATATTAAATTGGTAAAAGATGGTGAATTTGCTACAACATTTAAATCATATGGCGGATTTGACCCGGTTAATAACGATATATTTATATATGTTACCAATCGAAGTACTCCCGATATCCTAAGAACATTGGCACATGAATTGGTTCATCTTAAACAAAGACAAGATGGATATATTGGTGGACCTGAAGATGGAGCAACTGGCTCCGATGTTGAAAACGAAGCAAATGCAGCTGCCGGAATTCTTTTAAGAGATTTTGGCAAACTTAACGGACATATTTACGAATCAATAAACGAATCAAAAGATTTGATTACCGAAGGTGGTGCATATGGACATATGAATCATCCATTCGATATCTCAATGAATCTTACATTTGGTGATTTAAAAAAAATTGTTAATAATGCATTAGATGGTAAGTTGGGAGTAGTTAGAGAAAAAACCGATGGACAGGCATTAGCAATCAGTTGGAAAAATGGTAGATTAATTGCCGCTCGTAACAAAGGACACTTAGCAAATGCTGGAGCAAGCGCTTTAGATATGAGTGCGTTAGCATCAAAATTTGGAGGAAGAGGTGCGCTGAGTGATGCATATAATTTTGCAATGAGAGATTTATCTGCGGCTATTAGTGGGTTGGGAGAGAAGGAAAGACAGAGTATATTCAAAGATGGTTCAGCGTTTTGTAACTTAGAGGTAATCTATCCACAAAATGCAAATGTAATTCCTTACGGACAATCTTTGTTAGTATTCCATAACGTAGTTGAATATGATGAAAAGGGAAATGCGGTTGGTAGTGTAAAAGGTGCAGAAAGTAAATTAGCATCTATGATTAAGCAAATAAATGCACACGTACAATCTCAATATACATTACAAGGACCTCCGATTACAAAACTTCCAAAGGATGAAAAACTAAGTTCTCAAAAAGGTAAATTTAATGGAATGTTATCTAAACTACAAAGTGAGTTTGGATTAGGAGATAAAGATGGTATAGCTGAATATCACTTTGCTTGGTGGATGAAATTTGTTAATAATTCTAAAAAGAATTTAACAAAATTAGAAAAAGAAGGTTTAGCGAGAAGATGGGCATTTGATAATAAATCATTTGGTATTAAATCAATAATTGATGAAGATGCTAAGAAATGGGCAGATGGTGTAGATAAGGATGCTAAAGATAAAATAATGAAAGGTAATATTCGTAAATTCGAAGATATCTTTTTAGGCGTTGGAGCCGAAGTATTATCATTTATGAGTTCAGTATTAACTGCTCAACCTGATAAGGCATTACAATCTATTAAAGCATCATTAGAATCATCTATATCAGATATTAAAAGTGGTGGTAGTGTAGCTCAAATAAAACGATTAGAAAAGGAATTGGCTAGATTAAATGCTATTGGTGGATTTGAAAAATTAGTTCCAAATGAAGGATTAGTATTTTTCTATAAAGGGAACACATATAAATTAACAGGAACATTTGCTCCTTTAAATCAAATTTTAGGAATTTTTAAGTTTGGGAGATAAATTATATATATATGTATATATAAAAGGTTATAAATAAAATAAAATATGGCAAAGAGAAAAAGCTTTGAAGAAAAAAATAATCACATTCATCCAACTCGTAAACTAATTATAGATACCGTATTTGGTAGAACTGATGATAATCAAACGACTTTTGGTTACGAAAAGGAAGCAGAAAAAACGAGAGAAGTTGGCGAAACGTGGGTAGATGCTGATGGCAAAGAATGGGAACAAAAAGAAGGTTACAAAATAACAGTTTCCCAAATGGATGAAGTTAGACAATATTTAGATAAATTAAATAATTGTCAATCTGAAGAATGTGATACTATAAAATATAGTAATGCAGATAAGAAACTAATTCGTAAAACAGGAATGTGTGTAAGTTGTTTGAGAAAGTTTGAACAAACATTAAAAGATGATGGGACATATCCATTTTACGAAGATTATAAAATAACTAATAATCAATTATCATATGTTATTGATTTGAAAGCTCAATTTGAAGAAGGATTGAGAGGAGTATCACAAACGATGGAATTTATTAATGAAGATGGCACTATTCAAAAGTGGCATTATGATATTGATGTTGACAAAGTAAAAGAAGATTTACAAAATGATATTAATGGCGCTACCGAAGCAATTGAAGCTCTGTTGGAGAGGAAAGCAGCATTAGAAGATAAGTTACGAGAATTAAACCATTCAGAGCTTATAAAAAATTAAAAATTATGAAAAAATTATTGAATTTTAAAAACATTGCTATTGCAGCATTGATTATTTATGTGTTATTACAATGGTTCAACCCAGGCGGAGTAATGCCGGGCGGAAGAACTATTAGAATTGATGGTAAAAAATATGAAATCATCAAACATGATATTGATACTTTAGAAGTTATCAAAACAAAAGTAGTAACTAAAAAAGGTGAAGATATCTACCACGAAACAATTGTTGAAAAAGAAGTAATCATTCCAACGGTAATTGATACAGCGGCATTGTTAAAAGATTATTATTCAAAAGTATTATATAAGGATGTGTTAGTATTGCCTGATTCATTAGGAACTGTGGCTGTAACTGATACAATCTCACAAAACAAAATATTGGGTAGAACTTTCAACGCAAGTGTTAAGCAAAGAACTATCAAAGAAACTATGATTGTTAAAGAACCAGCAAAAACACAACTATATTATGGTTTAAATGGTGGATTCAATAAAGCTGATTTAGTTTCTGCAGTAGGTGCGGGATTAATTTTAAAAACTAAGAAAGATAAAATATATCAATTTACATTAGGAGTAAATAATAGAACTACCGATGGAACGACTGGTTCATTTTCACCATATGTAGGATTTGGTACTTATTGGAAAATAAAAGTTAAAAAATAATGAGTGTACAAGGGCAACCTAAAAAGACACTAAAAGAAATCATCTCCGATGAGTATAAGAAGTGTGCGATAGACCCAATATACTTTATGAAAAAGTATTGTGTCATTCAACATCCGACACGTGGTAAAATCCCATTTCATCTGTACCCATTTCAGGAAAATTGTTTAGATGATTTCAAAGATAATAGATTCAACATTATTCTTAAATCCCGCCAATTAGGTTTATCAACCCTATCGGCGGGCTTTATTCTTTGGAAGATGATATTCAACCAAGACTTCAATGCATTGGTTATTGCAACAAAAGTAACTGTTGCAAAAAACTTAGTAGAGAAGGTAAGGGTTATGCACGATTTGCTTCCTATTTGGTTAAGAGATGGTTCTACGGCAGCATCCGAAGATAACAAACTATCACTTAAATTAAAAAATGGTTCACAAGTAAAAGCAATCGCATCTTCTCCAGATGCAGGACGTTCGGAAGCCTTATCACTATTAGTTGTGGATGAGGCAGCATTCATTAGAGATATCGATGATATTTGGTTATCAGCACAATCAACTCTATCAACGGGTGGTTCTGCTATTATCCTTTCTACACCAAATGGTGTGGGTAACTTCTTCCATAAAACTTGGGTAGCAGGTGAAGCTGGACAAAATGGATTCAATTGTATTAATTTACATTGGACTGTTCACCCTGAAAGAAACCAAGCATGGAGAGATGAACAAACTCGTATTTTAGGAGCAAAAGGAGCATCGCAAGAATGTGATTGTGACTTTATTGGTTCGGGTGATACCGTAATCGACCCGGCTTTATTAACTTGGTATAAGGAAACATATGTAATGGAGCCCGTTGAAAAAAGAGGTTTCGATGGAAATCTTTGGATATGGGAACATCCAAATTACAATAGACAATATATGATATCTGCCGACGTGGCGAGAGGAGATGGTTCGGATTATTCTACGTGTCAAATAATTGATATAGAAGATTCATCGCAAGTTGGAGAATATAGAGGAAAGATAGATACAAAAGATTTTGGTAACTTTTTAACAGCATTGGCAACCGAATATAATAACGCATTATTAGTAATTGAAAATGCTAATGTAGGTTGGGCTGCAATTCAGCAAGTAATCAATAGAGGGTATCCTAATTTATTCTATATGAGTAACGATTTACAATATGTGGACACCGAAAGACAAATGAGTAACAAATATTATAGAGAAGAAAGAAGTATGGTTGCTGGCTTCTCTACAACATCAAAAACTCGTCCTCTTATCATTTCTGCATTGGATAACTATATGAAGGATAAAGATATCCTAATTCGTTCTAATAGATTGATAGATGAGTTGTTTACCTTTATATGGAATGGTGGTAGAGCTGAAGCAATGAAGGGATACAATGATGACTTAACAATGGCATTAGGAATTGGACTATGGGTTCGTAATACGGCATTAAGATTAAGACAAGAAGGTATCGATTTAACTAAGAGTATGTTAAGTTCAACTACTATACAAAATGATACAGGCGTTTATGCTGCAAATTGGCAAAATCAGAAAAATCCATATGAAATGCAATTGGGTAAAGGTGAAGTTGAAAACTTAACTTGGTTGCTAAAGTAATTTTTATATATTTATATGTTGAAACTATTATAATATGAAACTAATAAACCTAATCCCATTAAAAGAAATGGAAAATCCTTGTTGGAAAGGATACGAAATGGTGGGTACTAAGAAAAAAGATGGCAAAGAAGTTCCTAATTGTGTTCCGATAAGCGAAGAAGTTGGGGATGATTATGAAGAATTAGATGTAGAGCCAGAAGAAATTGAAGATTTTATTGAATTTTTAAAAGCATATAAGAACACTTTAGCTGAAGCAAATTGTAATTGTGTTTATGAAGCAGAATATCAAGGTAGAAATGTTCAATTGGGTAAACCAATGCAAGGTGATGTTAAAAAGTTCAAAGTATATGTAAAGAATCCTGCGGGCAATGTTGTTAAAGTAAACTTTGGCCAAAAGGGAATGAAAATTAGAAAATCAAATCCGGCTGCTAGAAAATCATTTAGAGCAAGAATGAATTGCGATAACCCAGGACCAAGACACAAAGCAAATTACTGGTCTTGTAGAAAATGGTAATTAATTTGTTAATATCAAATAATTTCCATATCTTTGAATTAAAATATAAAATATAAATGGCAGCAGATAAATCATTTTTCGGTAGGTTACAAAAATTATTTTCAACTAATACAATAGTTCGTAAAACGAAACAAGGTATCAAAGTAATCGATACCGATGAATATCAAGGATTAACAACGAATCTAATAGATAGATACACTCGTATGAAAACTCCACAATATAGTGGTGGTTTGATAGAATCGGCAATGGCTTATCAGCAAGTTAGAATTGATTTGTTTAGAGATTACGATGGAATGGATAATGACCCAATTTTATCATCAGCATTAGATATTTACGCAGATGAAGCCACTGTAAAGAATGAATTAGGAGATGTACTTAAAATAAATTGCGCAAACGAAAATACAAAAGAGATTCTTAGAAATCTTTTTTATGATATTTTAAATATTGAATTTAATTTATGGCCTTGGTCCAGAAATTTAGTAAAATATGGAGATTTCTTTTTAAATTTAGAAATAGCTGAAGAATTGGGTATTGTGGGCGTACAACCTTTATCGGTATATGAAACTTCCAGAGTTGAAGCATTTGATGCACAAAATCCTCAAAGAGTTAAATTCGTATATGCGCCATATCAGAATCCAAATAGTGCAGTAGTAACCGCTAGTTCTAAAAGAGAATTTGAAAATTATGAAATAGCTCACTTCCGTTTGTATTCAGATTCAAATTTCTTACCATATGGTAAATCAATGCTTGAAGGTGGTAGACGAGTTTGGAAGCAATTAACTTTGATGGAAGATGCGATGTTAATCCATCGTATTATGAGAGCACCTGAAAAAAGAATCTTTAAAGTAGATGTTGGTAATATTCCACCAACTGAAGTTGATAACTACATGCAAAAAATTATCAATTCATCTAAAAAAGTTCCTTTCTTAGACCAAGCTACGGGTGAATATAACTTAAAATACAATATTCAAAATCTAATTGAAGATTATTATATGCCAGTTCGTGGTAGTGATAATGGTACTTCAATTGATACCCTAAAAGGATTAGAGTATAATATGATTGATGACATCAATTACTTAAAGGGTAAAATGATGGCAGCATTGAAAATACCAAAAGCATTTTTAGGATACGAAGAAGATGTTAGTGGAAAGGCTACATTGGCGGCACAGGATATTCGTTTTGCAAAAACAATAGAAAGAATTCAGAAAGTATTAGTATCGGAATTAACTAAGATAGCAATTGTTCACTTATATGCACAAGGATTAGATAGTGAGGATGAATTGGATTTCCAATTAGAATTAACAATACCATCTAAAATCTATGAGCAAGAGAAAGTTGAATTATATACATCTAAAATAGCATTAATTCAACAAATGCAACAAACTAAAATGTTCTCTAAAAAATGGATGTATGATGCTATTATGGATATGACACCTGAAGAGCAAGATGAATTAACAGTAGATGTTATTGAGGATACTAAACAAACATTCCGTTTAACTTCAATTGAAACGCAAGGAGTTGACCCGGCAAAAGAGACCGGAGCTGGAGAACCAACTAATGTGGAAGAAGAAATCCAAAAAATAAAAGAAGAATTAGAGGAAGAGGGAAAAGTTGGTAGACCGAAGGATGTTGTTAGATATGGTAAAGATGACCACCATTTAGGAAGAGACCCGTTAGGAATTAAAACTTTAAAGCAAAAAACTCAAAGAGAATCTAAGGAAATATTTAAAGATATGTTGGGTAACAAAAAGACTATTTTAATGGAAGATTTGGATAAAAAGTAATAATCCACAATAAACGTATATTTATATCAGAGAAATTAAACAATTAATGAAAAATATTAAGCACTCGAAATTTAAAAACACAGGATTCATTTTTGAATTGCTAGTTAGACAGATTACATCCGAAATCATGTCTGGCAAACAAAATTCAAAAGCTGAAAAGATATTACAAGAATATTTTTCCGGTAAAAAAGAACTTTCAAAGGAATTGAAATTATATCAGTATTTGATTAATGAAAAATATAATTCAGAAAACAAAGCTGAAAAATTTGTTGAAACCGTATGTGAAGCCCGTAAGAGATTAGATGAGCAAAAGCTTATGAAGGAAAAGTATAATTTAATAAAAGAAATAAAAGAAGCTTATGATATAGATGAGTTTACTAAATCTTCAATTTCAAATTATAAAAACTTAGCTTCTATTTATAAAGTATTTGAAGCAACTATTACAAAAGAATCATTCGAACCAAAGGATATTGTTAATTCTAAATTTACTATTGTTGAGAATATGATTAACTCTTCAATTGAAAATAAAGATAAAAAACTAAATAATAGAGTTTTTGAAGAATACAAAAAGCAAGATGAGGAAGTTAGAATGCTATCATACAAAATGTTAGTAGAAAATTTTAATAAAAAATACAATAACTTATCAGCTGGACAAAAGAATTTACTTAAAGAGTATATTAATAATATTAATAATACGGGTAAATTAAAAGAATATGTTAATGAAGAGGTCAATACTCTATCGGATGGATTAAAAGAAGTTGGTTCTAAAATTTCTGATAAAGTAACAAAAATTAAATTAGCTGAAACAATTTCTAATATTAAGAAAATTAAATCAGTTAAGAGATTAAGAGAATCTCATTTATCTGCATTAATGATGAGTTACGAATTATTAAAAGAATTAAAAGAAAGTTTAAATAAATAAAAAATGATAAATTATAGAACATATAAAGTAGATTTAGCAAGTAGTGGTTCGACTGCATTAGGAGAAGGTTCAACTTATCCAAGAGTATGGGGAATTATGAAAGGCGAAGGTAATGTTAGTGGAAGTTTAACATTAGAAGGTGGTGGAAATATAAATTTAGCATCATTGGATAATCATCAAATATTTCCTTGCTACCCAAAATTATTAACAATTACAGCAGGTTCTTTATACATGTTATCATAAATTAATTAACGATGCCAGCACAATCTAAAGCACAGCAACGATTTATGGGTATGGTACATGCCGCTGATAAGGGAGAAACTCCTGCAT